CTGTTTCCGGGCATCCTGCATGACTCCATGATTAGCAACGATGAAGGTCTTTATGCCCCAATGTTTCAAGGCATTCTGTACCAGTGGGTCTTGAGTGCGCGCTAACCCCGCCGCCAGATTCTCATTCCATTTCTTCTCAAATTCTCCTTGCCATTGCTTCGGGTCTTCGATATTGTTTAATGTGTCCCTGTCCGCATAAAGCCGCTTGCTAATATCCAACTTGAGGTTATCCAGTTCATCAGTCTTACGGGCAATCTCGAATCTATGATTGATGTCGCTCAAGGTTTTATTGGCGGTCATGGCTGATTCCGCCACGGTGCTAAATATCTGGGCCATGCTCCGGCCTTCAATAGCATAAGTGGCAGTATCCACCAAGGTTCCCGGAGACCTGGGGTCTATTTGTGTCTGGGGTTCGTAGATGGGAATCTTAGGCATTTTACCAAACCTTTGCAGATATTGAAGAACCCATTGAAGATACAGGGGAAGATACAGGGGATAGATCTTTAGTCAACCCGGTTAGCAGGCTGGTTCCCGCCTTCAATGCCCCGCCCATAATCGCCGAACCTGCCAGGCCCCGGCTTCGTTCACCCATGAATCGATATTGCCTCGCCTCGCTTTCAGCGCGGGAAGCGCCAATTTCGATGTTGTATTTTCTGATAAGTTCGTCAAATTCCAAGTCCGCGGCGGTCTCCGCCATAACATCAAGCGGGGTGCCTTCCATAGTCACCCCCGCCTTGTTGTAAAGGGCCTCCTGCCTCCCTAAGAGCCTTTGTCCCTCCCGGCGCTTTCGCTCTATCTCCAGGTTGCCTGCCGTCCGGATAGACGCCGCCTGCTGTTGGGCGATACTGGCGTTATAATCCGCCGCTGCCGCCTGGGAACGCATGGCGCTGGATTGAGAAAGGCCGCTAAAAAGAGAAGAAGCGGCCGCTATAAAAGGTAATGCCGGAGCTAAGACAGCCATTTAGGGCAACCTCACATATTCGACATAATCTTGTCGATCCGGTCCATATTTCTTTTTAGGGCCTTCATATTCAAATCCTAAACGCTTTACCCATTCATGCCCTGCCTCAAATGATGCCAAGACCTGAGCCTGAATCCGATGCAGACGGCAGGAATCTATCAAGCCCGCAAAACCTTTGACAATGGCCCGATGCGCCGATAGGCCGGGGAAAGACCGACTAAATACGGCCCAGGCTTGAGCTACGCCCGGCCAAAGGAGAATTAAGCCTGCTGCCCCCACTATCCTTTCCCCTTCTATGCCGGTGAAACATGGTCCCATTAATGACAGCGCCTTACCCCGATCCCGGTTGTCGCACCAGAGAGAAATTTTATCAATGTCCCGCAGTTCCATTTCCTCTAAGTGCCAGGGTTCAAAGGGGACTATTCGCATACCTTAACCTTCCATCACCGTCATGTGATAAATCAGAGCGCACAGCGTCATAGGCAAGGGCTGATCTTGAACAAACCAGATTTGGCCGTGTTTGTCATAGCCGCCCTGATAAGACACCTCTTTGTCGCCGGTGAACAACGGCGGCGGGGCGTCCATTGGATCACTGGGACTGCGGAAAGGCAAAGTCTCCAACTTATCCAAACTTGGTCCTACTTTCATGCCCAAGGTTTGATAGAGCCGCAGAATCAGCTTATGTATCCGCTTAATCTCCCCCTGAGAAGTTCCCTGGGCACTTCCTGCTTCCGGTTTCAAGGTTCGGCCCTTGGAAGTATAAGGCAGTCCTACATGAACCTTAGAAGCAGGCAAATCGAGTGTCACTGCCCCACCGCTCACGGTCTTGCGGGCATGAGCCGCCCCATCGGTTAAAATGTCAACTTCCTTGCCCTCAAGATGAGATAACCCCGAAACAGAAGATACTGGCACGCCGCTATAACTAAGGCCGGAATCCACAAAGAAGCAGTCCTCTACGTTTGATCCCCAATCAAGGTCCGTAAAATACTCAACATATCTTTTAGTGACGCCGCCAATGGTACGTTTGACCACAACCCAGATTTCATCTTGATTGATTCCGGGAATGACCGCCACCGATTCAAAAAGGCCATCTGTGACTATTCGGGTCCATCCTATAACTTCTTGCGCCCGTTCATAAGTCATAGCCAGCAGGACGCCATCTCCGCGCACACACCAAAGGACCTGATCCGGGTCTTTCTGATAAGCCGTTTCAATAATACCGCCCTTGGAGATATGTTCCGCCATAATCGCCATATCAGGAGCAACATAGGCATCTTTTTCATAGGCATATACTAATTCTCTGACTTTCCGGCCCCGGCGCTGCACAAACAATGTTACATCGCCGATAGTCTGGGGCCGGATGCCTGCCGAACCATAAGAAGTGTCTTGTCTTACGGCTATATCGGTAGGAGTAATCGGCGCATTAATAGATGACGCCGATACCTTCCATTCCCCGGACATGGTGCCGATCATCAAAACCCTGGAAGATGCCAGCCATTTAATGATATTAACATCGTTAGATGCCAGCGTATAAGTGATGGGGCCGGAGTTGGTAATAGTGTTTTCCGGGGTAAAATTCTCAAAATCTCCCGAACCCGAACCCCAGAGCGTTTGCGGTTGATGGGTAGTTCCGGCGAATATCAATCGTTCTTCGTGGAAACAGCAACATGCAGGGTATCCCCGCACATCGGACCAGGCCCCCTCCCGCCATATCTTAGTAGCCGCAGTTCCGCCTAAAGTAGCTCTATTTGTTTGGATTTTATGAGCAGTCCCCTCCGTCCAGCCGGACGCTGTTGTAGTCCCGGTATGCACGCCTCCTTCAGTGTCAACGCTAATTTGCACTTCAGCCGTAACTTGGATTCTGGACGTATAAACAGTAATCTTAACATAACCCCAGGTATCTCCATGTTTCAGCCGCCAGTAGCTACCCACATGTCCCACCTGAAAAACATCAACCGTGGAAGAAGCTTCCTTGACCGAAACATCATCTATAGAGCCATCAAAGTCAGTAGAGGGAATAAACTGGAGATTACCGGTATTTACGGAAGTAATAGCCTGTTGATAAGTGCCATTAGCGATAACCGCTGCCCCGGACGCCGCCCCGATCCAAGGAGTCACACTCCCGGCAGTACGGTTCTTGACGGTAAAGACAATATAGTAATCCTTGCCGCTGGTTACACCGATATTCTGTTCCAGGGCGGCAATGCTGCCCGGCGTATGATCTGCCTCTAGGTTTGCCAAGTCATGTGACCATCCAGCACCCCACGTCCAGGCAGTATCGGCAATAGCCTCCTTGACACTGACATCATCAACCGAACCGTCAAACGCCGCAGCATCCGGGGTAAAGAGCAGGTCCCCGATACCTGTTGTGGTAATCAATTCCGTATAAGTACCGTTCAAACTCCTGGTTATCCCGGCCACGCCGCCTAGAGAAGGGGTAAGAGTACCCCCGGTCATGTTTTTAATGGTATATGCTACCGTGTAGGTCTTAGCGGCGGCAATGGCCAAGGTTTGCGATAAGGGCGTAGCGTCCCCGGCCCCATGATCAGCTTCAAGATTCACTGCATCATGCGCCCAAGTGCCGCCGTAGACCCAAGGACCGGCTACTGCAAAATCCCCATCCGTAACTATCTCAGGGCCGGAAGTTGATGCAAAGACACCGTTTGTGACCTTCTCACTTCCTACAGCCGGGGTCGCTTTAATGGTGATGGTCCCATTATCGGCTGAAGGAGTTAGGGTCGTATCGCTAAGGTTCTGGGATAAATAAGGGCCGTCCTTAAATTCTATGACGCTCAGGGTCCAGTTCGTATGTCCGGTCCTGGTAAGTTTACGGGGCAGATAAGACGGATGCGTAATATACATGGTGTCGGCGCTCTGGATAAGCCAGAGGTCCGGCAAATGCGCTTCAAGGTAGGGAGTAGATATTTCGTAAGGAATGGGACCATCATAAATCTGGCCCCGGTCTTTATAAAAGCGGATGTATTGATCGCCGAACTCTAAATTATATGCTTGAGTAGATGAGAACTCGAATTTAATTGTCCTGGTTTTCTTAGAAGATGTCTTAACTTCAGCAACAAAATAAGTTCCCGGCCTGCGGGTAATGGGGCCATGAGCGCGGATTAACAGGTTTTCCGCAGACTCTAAGGCGCTGGCATATTTCTGAAGCCTTATCTGCCCGGCCAGTAAGGGGCTTATCTCGCCGGTGGTAAAGCTGTCCTGGATGTAATTAACTTTGGACAAGGTTTAATACCTCGAATATTCCCAATCATTCGCCGTCTGAGCTTCCTGGGGGCTGCCTTCCTGGGCGTCAATGCTCTTAGCCCCGGCCAACTCATTGCGGTATTCCTTGATAATCACTTCTTTCAGGGAAGCATTGCCGGTGATCCAGTAAGCGCATTCAGCGGCCAGACGAGCGGCCAGGGCACTCACCGCCCGCGCATCCCACCTACCCATCGTGGTTTCCCGGTAGATGTATTTGATGTAGGCCGCGGTCTCATTAGTCAGCAGTTGCCCGGCCTCCACCTTAAAGATTAAAGTGGGGTCAACATCGTCATCATCCGAAGCCGCCAGACCCAAAACCCGGAGACAGTCACCCGGAAGCTGATAGGCATAGCTGTAACCCCAGGTGGGAACGGTGTCCAGTTGACTTAACTGCACCCTCTTGGTAGCAAAGTTCCAAGGATGGTCCCGCAGCACAATATCCAGAATGGTATCCCAATTATTGCTATAGGCTACCGCTGCCTTAGAACCGTCCGTCATGCTGGTAATTGGCGCTTCTCCTAACCGAAGGTTCGCCAGATTGCAGACTTGCACCTGGGAGGCCATGACGTTTACGTCCGGTAAAACGGCTGCACAATCAGAGTGGCGCTGGCCGCGGCTTCAATAGCTCGGAACTTCTGACATTCCAGAACGCCAGCATTGCCGGGACCGCCTACCGTGATTGATTGGCCTACAAAGAGGCTTAAATGGTCAGACGTGGCCGTCTCCCCGCTCATATTAAAATAACATGCCTGACTTCGGGTCTGGATGTAGGCTTTGCCCATCGACTTGCCGATGAAGGCTCCGGTAGTGGGTACTAATTGGGCAGCAGAAAACCCCTGAGAGAGATTAAGACCCGTGATGGTAAACATGGGACCGGGAACTAACATAGGCTTACCCTCTTTAAACCGGGGGCGAGTTCCCCCACCCCCGTCCAAAGTTAAATGCCAATAGCCATGGCCCGAAAAGCCTTAGCTGCGACTATCACGTTGCCCAATTCCACCAAGACAGCAGCCGCTACCGCGACTCCGGTATGGTTATGGGTAGCTAATGGCGAACCGGTAAAGGCAGGGGCAGAACAGGTGCCCGCTGGAGTGCCCGCGGTGATTCCTACCACGCCGCCTTTAGTGGCAGAGTTTGCACCGACAATGGTTCGATCCGTAGCCGCATCTTTGGCCAAGGTATCGGTTCCTTCTACACCGAGAGGTTCGTCTATGCCCCCTGGGGCATTGCCGATAACCTTGATGTCATGGTCATGGGCGGCAAGAGCAGAGCCGGTGAATGTCGGAGCCGCTACACTACCCGCTGGAGTGCCCGCGGTGATTGCGGAAACAGCCGGAGTAAAACCCGCCGATTGGTACATCCTGATAGTCCGGTTAGTCCGGTCGTATTTGTAAACGTAACCATCCTGGGGAACTTCCAGAAATTGTAGGTCCATTTCCCGCTCCAGGCCGAATTTCCGCGAACTCAGGGCAGGCATGGGGACCCCGTTAGCCGGGTAAGTCTTCGCACCGTCGCCGAAAGCGATAGTGACTAGGTTCATCCTGGTCTTTCGCATCTTGTCTTTACGGACCATCGTCACGGTCACATCTGAAGCTGCTAAATCCGCCATATTCATTTCCTCCTAAAAAGCGAGGGGGGAGGGGCGGTTTCCCCATATCCCCCCGCCTAATGGTTAAAGGTTAGACATCGAACATCAGCATGATGAGCTTGATGGTGCCGGTCTGAGCATTGCCGCCCGCAGTGGTCAGAATGACCCAGACGGTCCCGTCAAATTCATATGCCAGGTAGGTGATAGCCGCAGCCCCAGCGTCCAGGTCGGCCTTGTCAGCCGCCGACTGCACATCGGTTGCCGCCAGAAAAGCATCCACCACGCCCACAATGCCCACGGAAGTCGTGGCCGCAGCCGCCCCCATGTCATCCCATGCCAACTGCCCCCACCCGGCATACTTCATTCCGGCCCTGGGCAGAAACATATAGATGGTGGACCCGGAAGCCAGCGCCGCCGCCTCATACGTATCGTAATAGGCGTAGACCCTTGCGCCCCAGGTGCCGCTGTTCACTTTCCGGCTGGCGTTGTATTTAGTCGCCCCTACACTGTAAACGGTAGCCATTAATGAATCCTCCTTGTCAGGGATCGGCTTTACCCCTGGTTATAGATTAGGGTGCTTCGTAACCCTGCACCTCGACCACCAGTTTTTCTTGCAGCCGAGTAGCCCCAAAATCCATGCTCATGTAGGGCTGCCGGGCCATGTTCTTGTCGTTACGGATGGTCAGGGAGGTTTCCAGGTCTTGAATCAGCCCCAGGCCGATACCGTCCTGGGTCCATGCGAAGTTAGACCGGATATTGCTGGCGATGGACAGGCGATTGCTCATTACCAGGTTGAAACCGAAAGCCCGGTCAATCTTGCCCTCCTGAATCACCTTTAGGGCCATAGACTCGGCGTCCGTCAATTCCGGCTCGCCTTGCAGGTCATAAATCGCCTGGGGAGACAGGGCCATGAACTTGGGAGTAATCAGGGCCACGTCATTGGTGTTGAGAATTTTCAGGGCCTCACGCACTTTCTGAAGGGTCATGCCCACGGTGCCGGATTCGGTAACTTTCTGGCTGGAGGGCAGAGCAATAGCCGTCTCGGTCTCGTCCTCAGTCTCAACACTGTAGGAGTTGCCGATAGCAGCAGTGGCAATCACGGTGTCGATTTTCTGCATGAAACCGGCCCGGAAAGCGTTCATGTAGGCCCCGGCAGGATCGGAAAGCATCCGGTCCACATCGGCCTTGTCGATCAGAGTCGCGCCGACATACTGCTCGGCCACGATCCGACGCCGGGAATGAACGGGGATTTGAATAGGAGTATCGGCATGACGCCCCGTAACCTTCTGGGGAGTAATGGCCGCTACGTAGTCGATATAGAGTTTTTGTCCCGGCGTGATGGTCTTGATAGTCACCAGGGACCGGAAATACGATTCAATCTGCGTTACCAGCAGAGTGATATTGGCTTCGTATTTCTTAACAAATGCAGTGGGGATCGTATCCGCCATTGGTCAGAACCTCCGAAAAAAGTTGATGAATCTTACTTGCGTTTTTTCGGCTAATCCGCCAATGGCGGGGCCTCAGTTATTCGTTACGGCTGATAACCGGGCCTCTATCGAGGTAGTCCAGTTGTTGGGTGTTTCAAATAATTGCCGGGCCTCCCATTAAGAGGTAATCCGCTTGGCTATTGGGTAACATCGGTTTCCGGGTGCCGCTCCACAAAGAGCTTGTCCCGGTAAGCCAATACTTCTTTCCTGTTTTGAAAGTTGGGTAAGCCGGGAGGCACTTCGCCTTTGCCGGGCACCCATTGCGTATCCAGCATGGCTGGATGCTTATTGATAGCCGCTAATTGTTCATCAAGCCCCTTGGCTTGCGCGGGGCCACCGGCCACGAACTCACCTTCGCCGATTGACTTAGCTACGGCCATCCAAGCCTTAACCATCGCCGGATGACTTCCTAAGCGGGAAGAATCGAGATAATCCCGCAACTCCTGGCCCCCGAATCGATAGGCGGCAAGCTCCGCCGCCTTAAGTTCGGCTTCGTAATTGTCTCCCAACTCCTTTTTGAAGGCTTCCACTGATTGATTATGGGCTGTCACTTTGATATTTTCATTATGATTATGTAGATCAATTTGATAGTCTATGAACCAGTTGTAAATATCCGCTGTCTGGGAGCCGGATAGATTGGCCCTAAAAGCCGTTGATAGGAAGTCCTTTTCCAGTTCCTCCATATATGGCAAGCCTTCCGGCATCTCCGGACGCTCGATTTGGTATTCCTCCGCAGTTTTCGGCTTGCCTAACAACTGATAAAACGCCTCCACTTCTTCAGGGGGGGCATCTTTGCCGGGAATCTCTCCCTTCTTGCCCACCTTGGCCTTAGTCTCCACCATGGACTTAGCCAGAGTGGGAATATCCTTGATGGTTTTCAGAGTAGGGTTTTCCCGCAGTTCCTTGAACTCATCTCCGGCCAAGAACTGTTCTTGCCAGGAAACAGGGGTCTCGTCTCCTTCTGCCTTACCGGGGTCTCCTGGAGGAGAATCGCCGGGCGGCAAATCGGGGGGAGGCTCATCACCTCCACCGTCCTGCCAGCAAAGCCCATATCCGGGCCAGATAATACCGTACCGTTCTTGTTTCAACCCTAATCCGTAACTCCGGGGGGTGAGTTCCAATTCCATAAAATCCTCCACAAATTAAAATAGCCCTACGCCAAGAAGGGGTAGGGCTTAGAGCCGTGGCCGATGATCGGTAATGTTATATTACTTATACAACCCTATCACACATATTTGCAAGGTCTTTTATGATAGCAAGGAGCCGCCGATAAATTTCCGGCATCTTCGCCTGAATCTTATTGAGAAGCATCGCTATTTCGCGGTGGTCCAATTAACTTCTCCAGGTCCTCTACTTCGATTTTGCCCGCCATGTGTAAGATCGTTTTAACTACCGAATCCTGCCCGGCCTTAAAATGCAAAGCATGGGGCAATGGATCATAAATCGCTATGCAAAACGTCCGGTAAAGATGCGCCAAGATTCGCCGTCCGGTAGCCGAATCAAAAAGTCGGATATAGTCGGAGCGTAGGTCATGTCCGGCGTCCTTGGGGTTGATTTTGAAGTTTGACTGTTCTTCGGTCAACTTATCTATTCCCCGTCAAAATCGTCTTACCCTTCTTGTGCCACTTCTCAGTGCCGGGCTTTTTGGCATTGATGGAGGCGTAGAATACATCTTTGGCCTTATCTAAGGATTTATATTTCTTACGCATCCGGTTCATCACCATCTCGCCTTCCTTGGTCATGGGCATTGAGTAGCCTCCTTCCTCGGCCTGCCGGGTTTCCTCTTGATTTTGTCTTTTGCCGATTTTGCTTTCGGCTTGCTTGCTTTCGGCATCCTTTCTGCTTTCACTGTTTTGGGCTGCGGGGTTGCGGGTACAGATTCTTGGGGCCTCTTAAACATAATCTGATAAACCCCGCTCGGCGTTTTGAACGCAGTCACTATCTCCCATCCCTGTGCGCCGTGGTGGTTAAGAATGTCTTGGCTCTCTTGGGAGCCAAGGTCTTGAATATTTAAATAAAAGTATTGCCAGGTTATCATAATTCATTGCGCCTGCAATCGCTTTTTTTTCATAGACACGCACAATTCATAACCATTGAACCATGGATCGGAATCTGCGATTAATGACAATTTTCCTTTATCCACTTCTAACCCTACTTTGGCTCCCTCATAGTTTGACCAGGCATACGACTTAAGCAAATCTCGATTTGTCGGATGACGATAAAATAATATCAGAAATTTAATTGTTTTCCCCATAACCAATGCAATATTGCAAATATTCATTTTAACATAGAGTGCCGAAAACGGATTACTCATTGCATATTCTCCCTTCCCATATTCATCAACATATCCATCGGCGATCCCGCCCCCGGCTCCTGGGACAATGCCGGGATTTTGTCAGCCGCTTCCGCCAGAGCCATAGCCTGCTGTTGCTGCTGCTGCTGCTGCGCCCGCTGCGCCCTGATTTCTTGAACTTGTTTGGGGTCTCTGATCCGCTTCAACGGGAAGCCATTAATCTCGGCAATGTCCTTAGCGGTGCCGTCCAGATCGAAGTTGTCAAGGACTGAGGGGTCGGCTTGAGCCAGCAATGCTATTTGCTGCATGGTCCGGGAAATACCGTCAGCTTCAGCAACCCTCTGGGCTTTAGCGAGGGGAGAGATATAATCGATTTTCAGATTGGCTCCCCAAAGCACCTGGGGCGGTATCGGCAAGACTTGGTTCCGCAGCATGATCTCAAACATGCGGTCAAAGAGGAGATTATAGAGTTCAGATTGCAACCGGCCAAGCAGTGGCCCCATGAGTCGAAGTTTTTCCTCAATCCTCTTTAGAACTTCCGTGGCCGTCATGTCCTGATCGTGAACCAGTTGCAGCATGTCGTTGTAAAAGATATTTCGTATCTGATTACGCTTTTGGTCCAGTTTTTGCTCTGCATATCCTAAGTCGTCAGCAGTAGGGAATACTCCGATTACTTTCTGGGCATCTGTATCGCCCCGATAGAAATTGAGGCCATTAGGAATAAGCCTGAGTTGCCCAATAATCCCATCATCAGGAAGCAGGAGAGGCGGAGAGAGCTTCTTTTGGCCGGATGCAAGTATGTCCTTCTCCATCCGATTGAGCATTTTCACATCGGGCAGGGCAATTTCCCCAGGGCCGCGGCCGTAAGTCTCCCCGGACATAACGAAGAACCGCGGAACCATATACGGAAACTCATTGTACCCCGATTCATTGAGCTTTTGTTTGCTCTCGGTTTCAAAATAGACACAGGCATAGGGCTTATTCTGGTTATCAATTTTGTTGGAATCCCGGAGCTTCCGGGGATAGACGGCATGGCAGACTTCAATCTGGTTAAAGGGCTTAGTCTTGAGATTCTCCCGAACCTTATCGCTAACTTTATTCTCCCCCCACTTCTGCGCCATTTGCCGGGCGGTCATGGTGAACACCCGAAAGAGCGTATCCACCACGTCATATTGAGACGTAGAAATATAGCACTCGCCGGGGCTAACGGCCTTGAAATGGCATATATGGCGAGGATGCTCCCCTACAAACAGCGGCCCGGTGCCCAGAGAACCTATGTCCAAATAGACTTCGTGAATCTGATTATAAAAGTTGGCCTTGTTAAAAACCGCCTCAAATCGTGTCTTGACAATATCCAGATACCACTTAACTTCCTGATCATCGGCCAGGGCCGGGTCCTCTGTAGTCACCGTATACCAGGGGACCGAAGCATTAGTCAGCATCCCGCACAATCCCGCACCCCAGAGCAACAGCGCGTGCGTTGGGCTGGAGTCCATGATTTTATCCATAGCCTTAGCGCCGGGAGTCAGTTTCGAAGATACCCGCTGCCTGAAGGGTATAATGTTCTCGACAATCTCATCGACATGAGCATCCCAGGTGCCCCGGTCGGCCTTGAGTTGGTTTAGCTGGTCTATGAGTTCCTGGACTTCAGCAGCCATGACGTTTCGCTCTCCGTCTTTGTTCCCTGGTGGGTTTCCAGGTTACAACTAACCCCCCACAATTAGGACAGTCCAGCTTGTACGGCGGTTGATGGAGCTTTGCGCTTCCCTCCAGGGCATCTTGCTTATGCCCACAGTTGGAGCAACCGATGAACCCGTTAGGGAACCGGCCTTCATCGGTATCAATGGCTTGGGGCTTTATGGGCATTAGTTGCATAGGGCAGACCTTTTCTTTTCTACGTTCTTCTCAACCCAACCCCAAAAACACTTGGGAGAGCAAAACTCAACAGCATATACCAAATCAGAAAGGTGTAAACCACCACCACGAAAGGTCGGATCACCTTTTAATTGAACCGGCGCAATTCCTGTTTCTTCTAATTGACAGTTATCGCAGCGATAGAAGATCATAATCACTCCCCAAACAATTGCTTTTTCTTAACCGGTGCTTCTTCCTGTAATCCCATCCCCCCGGTCAAGATAGTTGACTGCCTGCCTTTGGCCATGAGCGCCGCTTTGCGCTGCCGTTCCTCTGCATCTTTGACTGCTTGGTCATCACGAGTCGGCACAACCGGCATGGGGGTCGGTTCGGGCATCTTAGGAGGACTGAAAAGACTTGTCATTGGTTATTTCTCCTTTAAGCAAACATGTCCCAGGAAACAATGGCTGGCTTATTATACGGACTAATTTGATCATATCTATCAGAATGCAATCTATTTCGCAAATAATTAAGTGCCTGGGTCGTACTATCAACATCATCATCATCACTGCCGGAAGGAAACTTGGCCATACAATCTATATATTCCTCAACCCACGATCCCCATTCAGGCAATAGAACCCTCCCACTTTCAATGAAAGGAGTTACCGCATAAGCGCGGCTTTTCTTATCTCTGTCGGGCTTAATGGGTATAATTCTTAACCTTAAATCCTTTTTCATTTCCTGAATCAATGATTGGCCAGAGGCAGCATCTTCTACAAGGACTGCATTTGCCTTTAATTTTAACGCCTGAGCCAATATCAATCTTTTTAACTCAGGAAATTCGACTTTCCCCTTCCACCTATCTATTAGGAATATCTGGTTTTTTGCAAAACCCCAGGTAGTGCATACCGAATAATCACTATCGGTAGTGTCTTTAAAGGCCGTATCCCATGACTGGATTATTTCACATTTCTCTGGTAATTCTCTATATTTCTTCCACCAGTGACGTTTAAAAATGTTGCCTTCTTCGACTGAAGGGCGCTGCTGGTAAAGAGCGTTCCAGTCATAAGTGCCGATAACTTCCTGAATTTGCTGAAGGGTAGCGAGAGGATACCATTCAGGCCAAAGGGCCTCGCCCGGCGATCTCCGCATCATATCATCTTCTTCGGCCAAGGCTGGGAGACTCAACACCGTCCACTGGTCACCACCACTTTTCATTTCCTTCAAAAGACGCCCGGCCAAATCATCTTCATGCCAGCGGGTTAGGGTCAAAATTATAGCCGCCCCAGGCATGAGCCGAGTATAAAAAGCAGATCTGTACCAATCCCAGACGTTATCTCTGATAGTCTGACTGTTGGCTTCTTTCCTGTCCTTAAAGGGATCATCTATTACCCCCAGATCGGCCCCATGACCGGTAATACCGGACCCTACACCAGCAGATAGATAGGAGCCGCCATTAACAGTGTTCCACCGGTCAGCAGCTTTAGAATCTTGACGCAGACTCACGCCAGGGAAGATGTTTTGGTAATAGGAATCGGCTACCAGGTTGCGGACATCCCGGCCAAAACTTGATGCTAAGTCGGAATTGTATGATGCGGCTATGATTTGTTTATTGGGATTACGGCCCAGATACCAGGCCGGAAGGCGGCGGGAAGCTAATTCTGATTTACTGTGACGTGGCGGTGAAAATATCATCAACCTGTTAATCTCCCCACGTTCTACCTGCTCCAGATAAGACGCAACTAACAAATGATGGGCCGATGTAACAAAATCCCGCTTTGTATACTCTACAAAGGGGATTAAGTTATTCCTCGCCTGCCGCCTTTTTAATAACTCAATCGCCGCTTCCTGTGGCGATATTTTGGAGGACTTCATCGGACATCTCTTCTACTGATAGATATAATTTTCGTTTATTGTCCGCATCGTATAGGCCTAAATGCTTTGCTAGAGAATCGAGGGCCTTCACCTTATCCCACATCTTTATTTTCTTTGTGTAGCCAACAAACGTTCTGTTTTCTCCCCTGCCATCATGTTCTTCAAACACTTCAACCCCTGCTAATGCCTGCCGAGCTTCTGCGGGGATGTCGTGAATATTCTTCAGGGTTCCGTCAGGATTGTAACACTCGGCAAGATCGGCTTGGGCTATCTGCCGGAAACCCTCGATTACCATTTCTTGAGTAACCCCAGCTTTTGCAGAGAGTTTTTGGCGAGCAATAGCGAGGGCCTTTTGAACTGTAGTTTTCTGAAGCAACTGATAGCCAATAATATCGGAATTTTTCTGTGAGAACCCGGCACGTTTGGCGGCGGCGGAAGCATTAAGGTCTATCAAATATTCCTCAATGAATTTAGCCTGTTTTGCGGTTAGCTTGGCTTTAGCCATACCCTACCCATCCATCGCCGCCGGGGAAACCAGCAGGCCAATTAGTGAGAGGGTTCGGAGTAGGGTTTTCATGTTAATGAACCGCCTTTCCCTTTCTAGATTTTTTCTTTCCTTCTTGGTGAATTAGATATTGCATACGCATCTTATCATATCTTTCGTCTTTGGGGATAGGATCGTCTATAGTGTGTTCATTTTGAACAGACGACTTGTTCTTTTTGTCATTTAGACCGTCTTTTTCATTAGGACTGGCGGGGTTTTCCTGGCCTACAGAGACTAACTCCAGAGAGTTAACTGCGGGGTAATTTATTCTATACCAGAGAGTATTATCAAATTTGTGAGGACTGAGATTTGCAGTAATTAAAAGTTTTTGTTTTCTGAGATTCCCGATTGCCCGCCTAATAGACATCAAGCTTATAAATGGAAATTGTTCCTGCCAAGACATATAAGAATTAAATGTCCAATGGTATCCGTTTTTAAAATTTCTCCCCACTTTTTTATTAATTTCCAGCCAATAATGGATTTGCTGAAGAATAATGGCCTCGTGTAAACCTATAACGGTGGCTAACCTTGGAAGAACTTGAAGAGGTGGTTCATCAATAAGCAGTTTACTCACGTCCTTTCCCCTACTCCGCCGGGTCAATTCCCGGCAGGCCGCCCTATGGGTTCTATATCATACGGCCAATACTCCCCGCAGCTTTCACAGATCATCATAAGCGGGGAGAAGGAAAAAGTCAATTCTGCCTCGCAGTTAGTACAAAGATCGGGACCTGATGGAAAGAATTTGCGTTTTAAGGCTGATCGAGATTGAGTGTTCATAGATTCAAGCCGCTATTTATATTTTGCACAGGGACGCGGCGGCTACGCGCCAAAGGGGTTATTATTAGAAGCGGTTCCACTACTAGGAAGTCGGCGCTCAGGCTTCCAGGCCGTCCTTGCCTCATCCTTTTTCCCGCTCGGTGTTACAAAACCGGGAGGGGCACTGGGCGTCCCCGGTGTCTGCCCCCTCCCTTTAACACCAGCCGGACCCGGCAAGCTCCGGGTCTCTCCCCGCATCGGTTCCGATCGGGGTAGCCACAATCATCGCTGACAGGACTCAGGAGTGCACTTCCTACCGGCTGCCAGTGACACCTAAACCATGTGTTAGGATTTTAACCCCACCGGCCAGGGGCCTTGCAAGGCTCACTGATACCTATCGCAGTGCGGGCAGCGATGCCGGACGGGTATGCCGTTAAACAGCCGGGGGAGAATCCAATCTACCCACTTGAGGCAAAATCGACAGACTTTCATGCCTATCTCCTTAATTTCCTAAATTAAAGCAAGACAACTGCGAATGTCAATAATTATTTTTGTTTTCTGGGGACCTCTGTTAAAAAATTTTCTTTTACCTTGACTTTTGTATGTTCTTGAATTATGATGTCTATACTATCATAACCAAGGGGGTCCGATATGGGCTTCATGCAAATTCGAAACATGCCCGATGATAAAAGAGAGGCAATCGTAAGGGCGGCAAAGGCGCGGGGCTGGTCTGTGGCTAAGTATATCTCCACGCTGCATGACCTTCCCGCCGTTTACATTCTTCTGTCTGGTGAGTACATCCATACCCCATTGACCCACACTCCCAACCTGGCAGAGCCACATCCAAGATAATACCATTCTTAGTACAAGGGCTTACGGGGAAAGGAAGAAATTTTGCACCGCACTTAGGACACCGGGATATATCAGAAGTCATAATCGCTCCCATCCCTAGCCATGGCCAACAGCGCCATAATGAGCATTCCTAGGAACGTCCCTACAAACACGCCAAAGAAGAAGGCAAGCATGGCTACTCTCCCCCTCCATCATCTTCATTATCCGCCAAGATTGATAAATCCGGTTTCCTGCCAATTAAAGCGATAAGAATTTGCCGGTTAATATCAAAAAGGCGACCAAATTGTTTATTCCAGGTGTCAATATTTCTCAGCCAAACATCTACAAATTCTTCTTGTTTATTCGCCAGCCGTGTAATATCTCCCCATCTGGCGATCAGAAGCCCTAATGCAATGCCCGTCACCAATGAACAAATTGCGATGTACCAATTCATAGTGGCCCTCCTTAACTTATTTTCACCACACCCCCAGCACCGGCAAGGCCAGGGCATCCACGAGGTCTTTAACATCCCGGATAAGCAGATACTTGCAGCCCGTGGCCTCGATTTTCTCCCGGATCGCCTGTTGTGCAGGGGATAGATTTTTGTTTGGCGCTTTAAATTCCGCAGCATAAGCCGTGCCCTGGTAAAAAATTATCCTGTCGGGGGAGCCAGGCACGCCGTACGCGCCACCGGGGATTGGAAGCGAAACCCCCCCGAACTGGCGCAGGAGTTGGGAGCAGGCGCGCTTAAGGGCTGTTTCCGGAGTTTGCTTTTTGTTTTTCAATCCACTTCCTCTTCGCCGCCATTACGTCGCGCTCATAACGGCGGGTCCATTGGGCATTATAGCTCCGCAGCCGCCTTTTCTGGGCGGCCTCGTTGTAGCCGGTGCCCTTCAAGGCTCGCACGGAGGCCCAGGTTGCAATCCAAGGGTTATCAAGGTTCAATCCTCTGAGGCTCTTGCACCCCTTAAAGAGTCCTCCTGGGCCGTAATACTGCGTCCGCCCTAACCGCCCCAGGCGGATTGCGGGGCCTCCGGGCAAGCCACTTTCGACTTGCCAGAGGCCGAGGGCGAAAGTGGGCTCCACATTGTATTCTTCACACGCCAGCTTTACGAAAGTTAGCCAAGTTCCCGCGTCAAGTCTTGCGTTGAGTTGGCCGGGCGGGATACCTGAATTTAAACTAAGGGTTAATAGGAAGCAAAACGCCGCCCAGCTCACTCGTGCTGGATTCGGGCCAACTGGTTAGGGGTCATAGGGTGTCCTCCTTATGAGAAGTTCAAAACTCCTTGGCGTAGGCGCTTGACGGCTATAGGTAGCCATTGCGGATCAATTTCAATCCCAATAAAACGACGCCCTGCCTTTCGGGCCGCTTCAATAGTGCTTCCTCCGCCCATAAATGGGTCAAAAATAATGTCATGAGGTTGAGAATGAAGTTCTATGAAAAATCCAGCTAATTGATAGGGTTTTGCTGTAGGATGTTCGTTGGCCTGCGGAATATTATTCCCTTTATGCCCAACGAGAATAGTTTCATAACTGCGCCGATAATGCCAACCCATCCCCATTGGCCCTTTGTCCCATACAATCATTTGCTTAAAGGTTAAATGCTGATCCATTTTAAGAGACCATCTCGCAAACATCGGACCAGGGCCGCCGCCGCCGCCGCAGCAACAACAGCAACAGCTTTCTTCTTTAAGCAATCTCGGGGCCTGCTCCATGAGGAAAGCAAAAAGTTTCTCAGCATCCTCGGTACTATCATTGCAAATAGGTCTCATTGGTGCTATTTCTTTTGACCTGCCCAACGCCTTCTCCCAACTATGGATTAAATCGTTGTTGTTGTTGTTGTTGTGCCCATAAGGAGGATCGGTAAATATCATATCGATGGAATTATCAGGGAAGAAAGGCATAATTTCTCTTGCATCGCCAAGCAAGATTATCCCCGCCTCTTCCACATGATAAGGCTCAACTCCAGGAACCAGGTAATCATCGGGCCATTTCATCTTTTATTCTTTTAGCCTTATCCCCACCGGACACCCCGCATGTATCTCCTGCCAGGCAGCGCAGGCGAGGCGGAGCCGGGCGACGTGGGGGTGGGTGCAGGTGCCCCCTGAGTTGTGGGGGCATCTTTCCCTTTTGATCCGGGCCATTTCCCGGTTGACGGGGGTGCTGATGTGTTGCATTAGCGGCACTCCTTGTTGTTAGCGTCCTTATATACAAGTTCCAAGACAGCGTGTTTATTGTGAAACTCCCTAAATTGGCGGGATAATTCTTTATCCAAGAATACACGACTGAGATCACCGCCAATTTTCACTTCATCAACTACATAGCCATGGGCCGATATAAAATTCCCCACAATCACATTGAAAGTTTTAGGCTTAACATGATCTACTACGGAATTTTCTTCCGTTAAGATGGTTTCTCTATGCCGACAAATCGGATTGCCTTGCAAGGCTCTATCCTTAAATTGTCTAATGTCAGCCATTACCGCAGACCGGCAAGCCGCCCGGAATATGTCGAGGTTTTTAGGTTCGCCATATAAGCATTTCCGGTAAGAATAATCAATCCGACTGCCGTCGATGCGGATAATTTGAAGGTGCTTATTTTTGCTATGTCCAGCGACGCAAATATCTTTCAGACCGCAGCCTATCTTTTCCTCTTTCCGGGGATGTTGATGCAGAAGATATAAGGCTATATTTTTCTCTCTTCCTTCTAAAATAGTTCCAACTGGTAATACTTTTAATATGTTAGATACATACTCCTTCATTTTTGCCTTTGACAGCTTATCCATATCAACCCCCTGTTTTGAGGTCAGTTGAGGTCAACTTGCCATATTTGAGGTCTTTTAAGGTCATGTTGAGGTCACTTTGAGGTCACTCACTGCCACTCAATAAATTTCCAGCCGCCCACGAGCTTATAGTCAAATTCTAAGCCATTCGGATTTTTCTCAGATGCCCAGATTTTACCATCTACTATTTTCAATTTGTTTCCGCCCATAGTCAGGTACATCCGGGCTTTCTCCCGTGAAAAATCGCCCCCTCTGCCATATTCCGCCCCTTTCTTTTTTTGCAGGGCAATAACACAAATTCCCTTTTTTAATTTATCGTGAATCTTCCGAATTTCCGTAGCTATATCGTAAAACCTTGCTTCATCATTAAACTCGAAATAATCTATAATATTCAAGCGATTGGGGAATATGCCATCTGAAAAATCCCTTGACCTCTTGAGCGGTTTAAACTTCCAATCATCTAATCTAATATCGTCATGGAGCGATAAGCGTAACTTTAATTCTTCCCGGCTGGCTTCGGAATTAAATAAAACTATTTTATGTCTATCCTGATTTAACTTTATAAGGTTATAAATAAAGGCAGATTTTCCGGCATTTTTCTCTCCGGCGATAACCACAATATTTCCAGGAAAAACCCTTACCAAACTTTCCAGTTCAAAGGGCCATTTTATGGGATAGTAATTTTCTATATCGGCAGACCTCCAGTCCATTTCTTCGCTTTCTTCGATCACCCGGTAACAACCCCGTTTGTTTCCACATGGTGTAATCCTTCCTTTCTCTGCTAATCGCCGACAAACCTCATTCGCTTGCTTTTTGAGGTCACGTGAGGTCAAGTGCAGTTCTTTGTGGACATCTGAGGTCAGGAAGAGGCCATTTGAGGTCATTATCCATTCTTCAACCTCTTCGGTTAGTGACTTATTTTTAGGAAATCCCTTAAGTATATCAATAACATGGTCCACTTCTTGGGGGGTTAAATCCCCTGCTCTCAAAGACGCCTCAATTCGCTTTTTGAGGTCACTCCCTAGAGAAAAAGAATTTTTATTAATATGTTCTTGTTCACCCCCTTTGGGGGGGGTATAAAAACTAGCAGCGGCGGCGGGTAGGAACCTGGTAAGTTTATCTCTTCCACTTATAATGTGCCGGGCCTCTGCCCAGCTTCGCCCTTTACAGGAATTATGAAAACACTGATAATATAGCTTGCCATCTCCCTGCTGGCCGATAGCTGCTTCATTGGAATTGTGGGAAGGGTCAAAAACGCATTCATCAAGGCAGTATAAATGCCCGGAGCCATGTTTTTTGATCTTGATGATCTCCCGGCCATAATGGGTTAGATACGCCTCGACGTTCATCATGTCGCTGGTTATGTTGTTGTGGTCTGCCCCCTTTTTATCTTCAGGGGCTTGCTGGGCCATCTCTTGTAACTTTTCTAGAGACAAGACGGTACGAGGAGGCAGGGATAATATCTTGGCTTGTCTGTGTGGCCGGGCTGGAATATTTTCGCCTTTCCGGGTCCAGGTTCCATAGAGCTTTGTAAGCCTCGCAGGGTTAAAGACTGTAAGGTCCATATCCATGTTAGTTTCTTGGAGCAGTTTGGAAAACTTGAAAGCTACAGCCTGAAGAACTTTTTGGATCAATTTTTTATTGTCGTCTTTTCCTGGTGGGTCGTTCGGAAGGGCGATAGGATAAATGAGGTGGGCACCGTTGCCAGAATCGCCGTATAGGGGATCCGGCCAGAACTGTTTTGCGAGTTCAGTAGATATTTCCTGGGCTACCATCAAAGACCGCTCATGTTCTTCGTCTGTGCTGCTGATTCCTGATTCTCGTTTGGGATCAATGTCTATTAGCAAATTTCGTAAATGGGCGATACCTTTATCCGCCGTCCGATCTACTCCAGCCTTGAAGCGGCAATTTGCCCGCGCCAAGAGTTCATCTTTTGTGGGATTGAGGGTGACATATACTCCTTTTGCATCTACTTGACAGGCCAGCTTTGCAGCTTGGGTTGCATCAACAAACCATCCGGCAACCGTAGATTTACCGACTGCCCTACCTTCCCATAAGGGACTCGTGGGCTTCAGTGGCGCTATAATGCAAATTTCGAATGGTTCTCCGTCATGGAGCCATTGCAAAAATTCCGCCGCCTGGACAACAGGAAGGCTTTTGATTTTATCTGGATCGGGGGCCATGGTGGGCATAGCACCCCTAGAACGGTATGTCTTGATCGGCGGGGGGCGAATCTCCCCTATAAATCTTTAGGGCTTCGTCATTAATTGCCTTAATGAAATCAACATCCTTGCACCAGATGATTGGCTGAAATTTCTTTTCTCCCTTGCCGTTGGTATATTCACGGGATGGGAAGGCGACAAAAATACCCTTTTCGCCTTCTATAAGTTTCATGTCGTTAATATCGAAATTCTTTGTAGATACCGTGAAAAAAGCCCGGATTTTGCTTTCAGGCTTATTGATTTTCCGCATATTCCTGATTTCCATGATTATATTTCCTTCAATTAAGAATTAAAAAGCCTTGGAAGAGGTTGCCATGGTCCCCCGGCTACCCCGCAGGTACGCCGAAATTCCCCTCTCCCAAGGCCGCTATGCTGACTTTTGATTTTTTAGGAACCATGGCATACCCATCCTTGCACATCTTCCCGCCCCCTGTCAAGCCATTTTTCAAAATTTCCGGGTGGGGATGATCTTTTTTATCATCAATTATCCCAAACCTCAAGATATTTCTTGACACAACCCCTAATATATTTTATATACTCACCATAGGAGGCCACAAAATGCGAAACGACCTATTAAGAGGGGAAATCATTAAGAAATACGGTTCCCAGAAAATATTTTCCAAGGCAATCGGCTGGCGGCAGACCCGATTATCGATGGTGATTCAGGGCTGGCTCCCGCCGAAAGAAGAGCGGCAATTTCTGGCCGACATGCTGGGGGTGGAAACTAAGGAGATATTTCCCCAATGATACTAAAACCGTGCCATGTTTGTAATGACCATATCCGCAAAGATTGCCCCGAACGTATGGCAATGCGCCACAAGCTCAAGGGTGTCGGCGTCACATCGGCTACCCTGAATTGTAAGCGATTGCGGGCCATTTATGGTCTGGGCATAAGGATTGAATCTATTTTTGTCGTTGAG